AACTTGTGTTGGAGAAGGTTTAGGATTCTTAATTAGTTTAGCTTCAGGTTCTAAAGAATCCATATTATCTTTCGCATCAACTTTATCTTCTTTAGTTGCTGCTTTCTTAACAGGTTTCTTCTCAGCGTTTAAACTACCTGAATAATGAGCTTCTTCAACTTCATCATTACATGCATCTACTATTGCTTTAAGTTTATCTTCGTCTGCTTCTGGGTGCATTTTTTTAATTTCTGCAAAGGTCAATCCATCTTTACACATATCCATAACATGGGATTTTGAAGGCATTCCTCCTTCTTCTTCCATTGATTCTGCGTCATCTTTCTTTTCGTCTTTCTTTTTATTGACTCCAAGAATTTCAGTAATAGACTTCTTAGCGATATATTTTTCTTCTTTCTTTACATCGTCAATATCTTTCCCATCACCTGTACCGCGATTAGGTAGTGTTTGTGCTACTTTCTTTTTATAAGCCTTATCATAGTTTTCATCGCCTTTTTGGTCAGGCCCACGAGCGGCCTTTTCTATGCCAGGAATCTCACCAGTAAAAACGTGGTCAGGCGCAACAGGGTGAGGGATTACCTCAATAGTATGTTGATCCTTAAAGCGCTTTTCTTCAGGAGCCTTTGGGTTGATGGCTACTTCTGAAACAAGATCTTTAAAATTTTTCATGTTTAGTCCCTAATTTAATATTCTTCTATACTTTATTTATATTTAAAAGGCATTGTCTTCTTCGTGTCCGCCAAGATCCTTTTCGTCAGATATTTGTTGTTCCATATCTTCAGCCTGTTCTTCAGACATTCGTAACACGTTTGCCGTAATCCACTGATGAGAGAAATACTTACCTGTATAATCAGATATATCTCTAAGAGTATTTAATCGTTCTCTCAAAATCTCAGCTTCTTTCAACTCTTCAAAGTAATTATCCTTAACAAAGTCATAACGAATATCATTTTTAATTTCGTTAAACTCTGCAGGTGTCAAAATACCTTTGAGTACCAATTGCTTCTCAAGTACCATACTGAATACCCCAGAAAAGCGATTACGGATCCTTCTAATAAATTTTCCAAACTTTAGTTCATCACGAGTAATCTCAGATGTTCTACCAAAAGTCGCCATGGCTTCTGGTTCTAAACGAGATAAGGGTACTTTCAACGCTTTAAACAATTTTCGTTGAAAATACTCTAAGTTTTCGTTACTGCTCAGTCCTGGTGCGTTGCCGCCGGCCAACGTATCAACTTCAGTAGTTCTTTCACCACCACGACGAGGGAACCAAAAATCCTCTGTCATTGTTAGCATTTTTCTCGAATCAGTAATCTGTCCTGACTCTGAGTTATACTGTAACTTGTTCTTGTGCCGAGCCATCATATCACGTAGATATTGTTCAGCCTTAGATTTAGGCAAGTTACCTACATCAATATAAAAAATTCTTCTTTCCGGTGCTCTTGTTAACGTATAAATTATAACAGCATCTTCTAACATTCTTAACTGATTTAATGCTTTACTTGCTGGATGTAAATGAGATAGTACTAAACTATTGTTCTCATTCATCAATCCTGAAGTAACTCGAGCAATTGCATCTTTCGAGATCTTAATTCCCGATGTGCTACTGCTTCCGCCTGCACCCAAAGTTGCATTCGCAAAGCCTGATTCTGAATACATAAAATATTCATTCTTAACCTTCTTCAACGCAATGCCAGAATGAGGGTCTTTACCTTTCTTATCAACTTCTCGTATTAACTTTAACTTACGAGGATCGACGTACCTTAATTCAATTACACCCTTTTTAATATCTTCGGGGTCAATAATGATATGATAGTTTAATCTTCCATCAACATAAAACTTTTGAAACATGTCGTATGCATTGTTTGTAAAATCAAATAATGCAAGTACAGTATCGAATTCTTTTACAATAGCCTTCTTAATCTTATCTGATAAATCTGTTTCTCCTAACGAGATATCAACAACTCTATCATTCGTATCAACACTAATTGCTTCGTTAACTATATCATCTACTGCCTGACTAATTTCAGGCTGCATTGCCATTGAACGATATTTAGTAATAAGGTCAGATTCCGTTTTAGCGGAACCTTCCATATCTAATATCGTGTTATAAAAACCACCAAGCGCATTACCAACGGTAATCGCTCCATCATCATTAGAGGGTTCGGCGAAACTAACTGGTAAAGTTGTATCGTCCTCTCCCCTCTTTATATCAAATCCAAAAATTTTCAAAATATCATCCTATATTATAATTACGAAGTGGGGATTCCGGTATTACCCTCTACCATCCAAAGATCGTAGCTAAACGTAACATCGAATGTTTGTATCCCATCAGTATCCCAATCCATTGTTTGCGCAGCAACACTAGTAGGGAATAAACCTTCAAACTTGTAAGTACGTAATGGGTCACCACTTTTACTATACTGCGTAATTAACGCGTTTGATTTATAATCCTGTGGCAAACCACTCAAGTTAGTATCATGTGAAACAATACCATTCATCCAAGCTTCCATCGCATTTCTGACTAAGAAATCTTCGTCATTGATAATTGTTACTGTCCATTCAGCAAATGTTCTTGCTCCTGCATACTTAATAGCACGACCGAAGTAATTAACTGTGTCAATTGACGCAATAGTACTAGCAGGTAGTGCAGCAGCCTTCGCCATAAACGGAACTTTGAAATCAGCTGTAGAATCAACAGGGTTTAAGATTTGCACTTGGAAAAGATTGCTACGAGCGCCACCACCAGTTAACTGGGATTTGAACTCATTTATATTAAATGCCATTCTTTTTCTCCTTTATTTAAAATTATTTATTAAGTTAGTGATCCAACAATTTCTTCAAACTCAACACCCGATCTTGTAGCAACAAAGGTTAACTCAATCACATTGATTGAACGTGCAGGCTTAATAAAGATATTAGCCCTGAACTTACCTGAGTCAATTACTGATGGAGTATTAACTGTTGTATCAGAAACAACTCTGAAATCAACGATTCCTCGCTTACCTTGAATGTCTCTTAAGAATGGTTCAACGATTCCTTTGAATTGCGCTTGAGTAAACTCGTCGTTCAATTCAAACAAGAATGATTCTGCAGCATTGGCAATTGCCTTTTCTACTGCAATAAACAATCTTCGAACATTGATACTATCAAAAGCACTGTTGCCGCCTAATCCTGTCTTATCACCGAATAAGACAACTCCTCTTCCTGATTGAGCCATTACTGGGTTAACTTCATTGCTATATAGTTGATCTCTCTGAGCCTTGTTAGGATTAAAGGCAAGTTTGACAACGTTCTTAATAACACCCTTACGGAAACCAGCTGGAGATTCAAAAGGTTCAACTCTTGAAGCAAGACCTGCTATATCACCGTTAAGTGGAGTGTATCTATATACATCGTTATATCTATCGTATCTGTACTTATAACCTGAATCAATTACAGAGTAAGAAGAATTTGGTAATCCATTCTTAAACGCAATTATATTAGCAAGTTTAGCTTCAGATTTGCTTTCGTCAACAACATCTGATTTAGCAGGACTGATAAACGCAATTGCGTCTTTTCTATATTCTGCAATGTTTGAGATCAGATATGTACCTAGGTTACCAGTATCATCAGATTTACCACCAAGTACGAATGAAACATCAATTTCGTTAGATGCCTTAAACAAATCGTAACCAGGCGCAAGATCCGCTAGAGTTGCTAGTGATTCAGATCTTCCATCTGTACCGACGTTTGAACTTGTAATAGCATTATTACCTGAAACACCCAAGTTAGTACCTAATCTTTCATATGTACTTGCCTGAGCAGAAGCTTCAAAGTGAGCGGTATTCGCTACCTTAACCCACGAAGATTCTTGTTCAATTGCTTCTTTGTAGTAATTTGTTTTACCACTTGGTAGCTTAGCCGTTGGGCTAACTGATACATCGCTGTATAATTCTAATACCGATCCAGCTGTACCACTGATTTCGCCATCTGCATCAAGAACTGCAATATGATAGTTTGCAGCTGCAGGTGCTTTTCCGAATAAATTGCCATAAGCCCATTTTCTTGTAATGGAAAGCTTATTTAAATTGGTTTCAGGCAATAGGTATTTACCACCTAAAGATAATGTATGATGAATTGCAGTTATAAGAACGTTGTTTGCTGTTGGATCTCCCGCAGCATCTCTTGATTCTTTGGTTACTGTATTAACAACAATTTCTTGATATCCTACTGAATTGTTACCGATAGTAATGATATCACCGCTTTCTATTGTTGTTATTTCGTTTGCTGGTAGGACTTCGAATGCAACACTTGCTGAGTTAAAACTAACTGTTTGAGATGTTGCTTGCTGTGCTGGACTGCCAGTAATTCTCGTAGTAGGAATTTCTCCTACTGTAATTTCTGTATTGGTAAAGTTGCTACCCTTAACATATGCTATTTCTAATGAATTACCTAATGCACCTGGGTACAAGGCATCGAATGCTCCGTACGTAGTAAATGCTGGGTTAATGTCACCATTTGCGTGTTTCTGAATATCGGTTGAAGAAGCAGTGACTGCCCCGTTATCAACTCTTACTACATATAATGCATTTGCGTATGAAAGGTAATCTGCTCCAACAAAAAATGTTTCATAGTTATCAGCGCCTGGAGTACCAAACCTTGAAACTAATTCATTTTCCGATGAAACAAGAACTGCTTCACCTACAGGACCCCATCTAAACACACCGGCCATTGCTGCAGGTGGTGTCGCGATGGCAGGAACCGATGCTGATGCGTCCACCTCTCTAACAATTACGGAAGGACTTACGGAAAAAGCCATATTATTCTCCTTTAATATTATCTAATTAAATCTTTTGTTACTAATTAATAGTTATCACAGTTTTATTTATAAAAGTTTCTATATCTAAAAACCACTGCTATCAGTCCGATACTCGATCCATCCCTGTTCATCAGGTATATCGTCTCCAGTATCTATAAAGCCGAACGGTAATAATTCTTCGTCAAGCTGTTGTTCTGTTTTTTCTTTCAATGCCATTAAGGTATTGATGTCTGTTAATTCTCTAAAGAATCGTTGGTCTGATAACCATGCAAATAATACCAAGGTCATTACCAAATCATCATTATGACCTGACTCTGCTTCGTATGAATTTGCTTTTTTGCTAAATCGTGATAACTCCTGTATTGTGTTATAATCTTGTATTATTAACTGATTTTGTTCAATTAACAGTTTCAATATAGAACAACCTTTTGATTTTACGCTTTTGGTTGTTCGTATTCCATGATCTGCCCTCTTCCCTCCAAAATTTGATACTTGTTTCCCGGCTCGGCCGTGGTTTTGAGTAAAGAGAAGATTTTCATAGCCGTAATCCATAAAGAGTATATCTGCAACCTGTTCACCAATATCGTTAATTTCAATTAAAACTGCACTCTCATTGTACATCAGCCCTATTCTATATATAACGGAGGCAAAGTCTACTGGACTTATGGTATTATCCTTATATACGCATACTTGTCTATATGGCATTTCGGTTGTGTCAATTATATTAAAAGCTGAATAATCAAGACCTTTACCTCTTGATACATCAACTACCATTACATATGAACGTTCTTGCCGTGCTGCTTCATATTGCGTAATACCTTCGGCCTCATGTAATGGCCGAGACGGTGCAAGTTCCTTGAGTTTAGTACCGCTTATTAGTGTACCCGAACTCCCTTGGAACTGACAACAATATTCTTGGTTGAATTTTTCCATATCAAAATCTAATGCTTCAAGCGTTTCATCTTTCCATGCCTCATCTCGGCCAGGTACATCGTTCCACATAACCTCAACGTATTCATAACCATTTGTACCTTCTTTAGCACCTTTACAGGTTTTCCAAAAATGATTCAATCCATTGGGAGTAGAGGTCATTAATAATTTTGTTGTTTTGCCAGATGATATCGTCGGGTATACGGAAGCAAAGAATTCATCGAACCCTTCAATAAATGCAACCTCATCGAGATACAGAAAGGATATAGATTTACCACGAATAGCAGAAGATGTTGTAGTGCCTGCATAGATCTTACAACCATTCTCTAACGTGATGTTACCTTTATTCCATTCTTCAATACCTTGTTGCATCCACTTGGGTAATGCTTCGTAAGCTAGCTGGACACGGCCTAAAACCTCTCGAGCAGCATCTCCTTTGTTTGCCAATATGGCTACAGTCTTGAATTCATTAAAGAGGACGTAGTGTAATATAACTGCCACTGCAGTAGTTGTTTTACCAGCCTGCCTTGATGTTAATACTGCGACTCTTCTGTTATCAGTAATCTTACGTGTAATATCTTTTTGGTAGTCGTACATATTCATTGGAATTAATCCATGGTCAACATGTACAATCTTAATATATTGTTCTGCAAAATAAACTGGGTCATCGGCACACTTCATATATTCTTTAAGCATCTCGGGAGTAAATTCAATTTGCTCACCGATCTTTTTAAGAAAGGAGTTACCTAGATAACCACGATCCATTACTTATCTTCACCTTTAATCATTTTCAGTAAATCGGCCGTTGATACAATAAGGTTATTATTTGTAATGTTTGTACTCTTATCAGCTGATGGATCTTCTTCTTTCGCGTATCTTTTCTTTGTTGACATCTCAACGAAATCTTTGTTTGCGTCAAGTAATGTTTTCATTAAAGTAGATACAACTTCAAATGCTCTAGGAGATTCAGACTGTTTTGCAATCTCAGTCATCTCTCTAACTGCGTCATCGCCAAGATTAATAATGTTCTCGATATTCGCTTTAGCCAATTCAATATCTTTTAAATTTTCTGATGCAGTATCACTCATAACAGCTGGTAGGCCAGCTACACTTTCCTGCGGCAAATTCTTCACGGAATCTACACTTTTCTGCAGTTCCCCGTCTATTGTAGATTCGGTTGTTAAAGAAGAGTTAACTGGCAAGTCAGATACTTTCACATCTAATTTATCTAACATTTCTTGAGTATCTTGGAGTGGTCTCATATTTAACTTTTGCGCTATAGTATCTTCATTCATAATATTATTTATCCATAACATTCCAGTCACCATCTTTGTTTACCCAAGCGCAACTTTGACGAAGCTTTGATGTACTAAACCGATGGTCACGTTTATTAAAGTAAAGTTCAATATCTCGTTTACGACAAATGTCCTTTCCTGTAAATTCTTTATCTCTATACTCTGCCCCTAAGATACGAACATTGATTGTATATAGTTCAAGTATATCTTCAAGATCTTGTTCTGTTGAATAAGGAATAATTTCGTCAACGTAACTTACCGCTTTAAGTTGACTGTATCTTTCAACAATTGTTTGGATTGGTGGATTCTTTTCTTTAGGACGATCTAGTGAAGGATCCATTTGTAATCCTACAATTAAATAATCACATTGTTCTTTTGCTTCTCTTAGCATCTGAACGTGCCCAGCATGAAGCAGGTCAAAGCTGCTACAAGTAAATCCAATCTTCATAATAAATGTTCCTTCTTAACTAGGTTCTGTATCAGAGACTTGCTCTATGTATGCCCAGTTGTCGTCAAATTCAATCAAGCTATAATCAATAGTTTGGGTTATATCTGAGGTTGCTACATTGTTAGCCGTAGAACCCGGTTGTCCTGTTTGGAATACCTCAAAAGGAGTATCCGAAGGTGTATCTGTTGCTAGTCTTGTATCAATGAATTTGATAACTGACTTATCTCTCTCAGGACCAAAGAACCACCCTTTCATTGTAAAGTTTAATGTATATAGTACACTTCTTCTTTG